ACACAAACTAAGATGGATACCCCTAATGATCCAGCTACACTCTTGTCAAAACCTTCAGCAGAATATAAACGCTTTACATTCTCCCAAATTGCCTCAACCAATACTGCGATAATAACTAACTGTGTTAATGCTGCGTTATTCATTTTTTTCTTTTCCTCTTTCTTTCTATCTAAAAAGGCGGCCGCATTGGTCGCCTTAATAGCAAATATTTAATTTTCTTTGTAATAATCCCAAGCAGTACCGAAACCTGGCTCGTTGCCTTTGTTTCCGTCAATTTTTGAAATAAACACAATTCCTCTCGCAATTGCTAAATCACCCTTGTTGTAGGTTTTCTTTTCATCCCACGGTTTTGCTTCTCGTTCCTTTGTTAGATCGTCATATAGCAAAGGTGTTTTATCAGGAGTCTGGCCATCTTTTGATGTATGGTCAGAGACAACTGAATAAGGCACTCCATTGAATGCGATACGCTGGCTCTTTTTGTATTTTGCATTTGGAATCCAATCATCTAGGAATGCAATATACTTCTTTACCGTTTCAACATCCGCAGTCTGTAGCACCTCGTTCACTAAAGGACGGACCTCTTTATATCGATTTGCCTCTATGTCTTTTTCAGGTACATCCGTCAAGATAAACGATAAGGTATAACCTGTACCAGATTTAGAAAAGGTTAACGGCTCTGTATACATTTTCGATGAAGGTCCATCATCGAATGATACATCATGAATCACGCCCACCTCGAATGAGTCAATTAGAATTTTTAAGTTCTCAAAAACAGCACGTTGAAACGTAACAACGCTTTTATTGTTACTTGGTATCTCTGTAAATTTTTTTCCATCAATTAGCATTCTATGCCGCCTTTCTAACCAGCAGAACATCCACGTTTATTTCTCCTGCCGGAAGAACATATCCATCATTCCACATATTACCAACATACAGAGTTACTGACGTAGTATTCCAACTGTGAATATTGCACAAACAACCTGTGGTCGTCGCGCTAATAGGAGCAATCATACTATATCCAGCAGGGACATTAATATTGACAACTGTTAGATTAGATGAGTTATAGTTTACGGTTTGTCTTGGTGCAGTAAATCTGCGAACGATAAATGTATCGTTTCCGCCGATTGCTAGTCCATTTTTTGCGTTGAGTTTTCCCACTACGTCGAGTTGCCCTTTTGCTGTTGCATTCTGCCCGTTAAATGTTAGGGCGCTGTTAACTGTGTCAACTTTAGGCTTTAGCGCGTTGATTTGATTCTGCAGGTTTCCCGCTGCATCCGTACCTAGTTGATTCTTGATGCCGTCAAACCATGCATTAAACGCTTTGATGTATTCCCTCTGCAATACACTTTGGTCAAAATCATATTTAACTAATGCATGTACAAATTTTCTTGAATCAGTTACTGTGATTTGTGATAAATTGCTAGGGTTTGCAGGGACTGTAACTAAGGCCAACAATAAGTACTTATCATCCAGTTGCGGAGCGACTGGTGAACTTGCTAATGTTCCATCGATACACACCGGAACAACTTCTCTATTTGTTTCATCAAAGTGTAGTGCAACTGCAGTTATTCTGGATAAAGTTCCGTGTGCTCGTGTTAAAGGCAAAGTAATAACAGAATCCGCTGTAAACCATCGATTATTTAAAAATGCTCTACCAGGTCTGATTTGAACTTGCATGGATGCTTGTTCAACGCTGACCTGTAGAGCATCTGCAGATGACTGTACTACGCCATCACTCACTAAACCTCCGAGATAATTTGAAATATCATTGGCATCATACGTTCTATCATATGAGCCGTCCGTGTTTTGTTTTGCATTAAAAAAGCCTGATCTATATGCCATTTTCTACCACCTCCATTGTTGGCAAAATTGTACGCCCATCTACTGAATCAGATAGTGTTGTTGATGAAATCAAAACTTGCACATCATTTCCATCAAAAGATTTAACGTGAGCAATATCGCCTATGGAATAATATTTATCAAATTGATTATCTAACCCAGAGTCAACCTCTACATCGTATTGTCTTTTAATATCCTTTAATCCACGCATAGCATATGTTTTTAGCATATTTTTATATTGTTGTTCGCTTAGCTTATTACCTGCTATTTCAGAACTATAACTTGAACCATCGATATATGTTTCAAACCTATCCCAACCAGTTTTATCCCCAACACTCTGGGTAACTCTTGGAGCGTTTTCCCTATCTTCTCCACGAATTAACGCTACATTTGAATACTTTGAAATATCATCATAGTAGTCATTTGAAATCATGTTGCCACGCTCAAAGGAAAAGAACACATTTGTGTTCCTAGGCTCTTTAATCTCAAGCAGATAGTTCCCGTTAACAAAAGACAAGCTGTACCCCAAATTGAATTCTTTTAAAGAATCTTCTAGCCAATCTAAAACGCTAGCACTCTTGATTGTTCCATCGGTTTTATACTTCTCTAAAAATGCATGTTTAGATTTATCAAATACAATTGGTAATCCTCTCATATTTTGAGAGATAACCAAATCAATCGCTTGTAGTAAGTTTAGATTTTCTTTTCTGATTTCATTCCAAATGATTCTTCTAGATAATAGCGACTTTGCACATCTGCCACTTGCAATAAGAATCAATCCTTTATCTAAAGACACTTTAGTTTGAACCTTCTCAATAATCATGCGATGCGCTAGATCTTTATCCAAATATATTTGCCTACCGACCTTTAAAATTTCAAAGGTTGTTTTTAATAAAGGTACTTCCAATGAAAAGTCACCTGTTGATTTAAATGATTCTGTCCAAATCAAACTAGAGTAATTATCAATAACACCTAACAGTTTCAAACCGTTATTTTCTGTAATGTTAATAATCATATTAAACCCCGTTATATAGTGTTTCGTTTTCAACAATTACCTGCATGTACTTTACTCCTGATTCAGCGTTGACATAGATCAAATTATCTCCAGACAACAAAGTGATCCAATCGCTTGTTCTATCCAAACTATCAATCATATTCGTTTTATCTAAGGCTACATCGTCTACATAGAAGATGCTCTTTTCACCGACAGCCGTTTTAATTAAGAGCTCGTCATTATTGTTGATTGTTGCTTTGATATGCATTCTCTTGTCGGTTGTCTGATTGTAGATTATTGGATTAATCACATCCCCACCAATTGCTTTTATGTGGATAGTACATCCAACACCTTCAGTGCCTTTGTTCAGAACGGATTGGTGGTCTGTACTTGATAAACTGCCGAACGGTACTGGCACAGTAATGCTAAATGGAAAATGGAATCCATAACTTACCGTGTTATATGATGTTATGGATTTTGTATTTTCTATAAAATATGGAGAAAAACAACGTATTGAAATAACAATTAGGTCATCTCTATAGAACTGTTGATCACTCACTCCTTCAACATATCCATCAATATATGCATTTAAACTAGGACTGTAGTAATATACCCTTACTTTCTTTTTAGACATAAAGAAAGCGTGTAGAGCATGTCTATTTTCATCAACAGGCTCTAGCACTTTAATACGTAGCGTTAGTGTTCTTATTGATAATCTAGCGCTTGTCATTCTTTCGCCATCATAGTTAGCACCTTTAGATGAACTATATTCAGCACTAACAGGATTTAATCCATCAACTGGATCGCATAGAATGAACCGATTGTCATTCCTGAAGTCTAGTGTCTTTCCATTAGATTCAATAATTAAATATTTATATCCCATATTAGATTGTCTCCAGTAATGCTCTCTTAAGTTGTCTATACGTTTCTAAAGGGCTCAATTCTTTAGGACTATAGTTATTTTGATTAATAGTAATTGAACGTTTTGAGCTTGAGTTATCTCCATCCGTCAACAAATTCTTCAGATAGTTTTCAGACATAATTACTTCTCTTGCAGTTTCACCACCACCTAGCAACGTATTACCACTAGCACCAAAGATAGTAGCTCCATCTAAGATACGTGGATTTTTAGTCGCTCTATCATACCAGTCAATGCTTAAATGAGGGACCTTTGGTGGTACTAGAGAAAATTCTCCTGAAATATTAAAGTGTGGCAAATCGATATGTGGAAGGCTCCAATTAAAATTAAAGATTCCCTTCAGCCAATCAACAATTGGAGAAATAAATGATTTAATACCATCAAAGACATTTGTGAAAGTATCTTGAATTGTCTCTAATGGCCCTTTCACTGCATCGATAAGCCATTTCGCCGCATCACCAATTGCTGTAAAAACAGGTTTTAAAACACTATTCCAAAAATCTGAAATAGCGCTAAAAACTGCTGATACAACCGTCACAATTCCATTAAATACTGTGCTAAAAACCGGCATTAACACATTACTAAGAAATGCTCCGATTGCTGTAAAGGCAGGCAAAAGAATATTTTGCCAAGAACCAGCAATTAAACTAAAGACTGCTTGAACGCCTTCCCCAACAGCCATAAAAATAACCTGGATAATTGGCCACAATGTATTTTGTGCAAAATCACCTATTGCTTGTAGCGTCGGCTGTAATGTGCTAGTCCAAAAGCCAGCAATAGCATCTATGACACCGCCAACTACTTCTTGAATGTTCTTCCATGCTTCATTAACGAAGTTTCTAAAATCCTCGTTATTCTGATAAAGCAGAACTAATCCTGCAATAATTGCACCAATTGCTAATAAGATTGGATGTCCTAGCAACATCGATATTCCACTAGATAATTTGCCAATTGAACCAGTAATGCCAGAAATAATAGAAATAACAGGACCTGCTGCAGCCAAAACCCCAACAGAAGCAAGAATAAACTGTTGCATGCCAGGGTCTAATCCTTCCCACTTATCTATTAAACCAACAACGGTATCACTTAATGTGGCAATAACTTCATTTAAAGCAGGCATGACTGCTTCAGCGATTTTATATCCAAGTAACTGTATGTTATTCAACGCAATTTTAAAATTGTCAACAGGGTCTAAAGTTGCCGTATAAGTATCTGCAACAGAGCCTAATGCATCTTCTAGCGATACACTCGAATCTGTAAACATATCTGCCGATAATGCTCCATTTTGGAAAGCCGCATATAACTGTGGGCCAGCCTTTACACCAAATACAGAAATTGCACCATCTGTAGAAGATAGTGCTTTTACAAAGGCATCTTGCATACTGATGCCTTCAGACATTGCATTTGCTTGCACCTTCTTAAGACCCATCATAGCAGTCGATACATCAACGCCAGATTTCTCTAAGTTACCAAGTAATGTAGCTGCACTCGCTGCGTTTAAACCCATACCCTGTAGAGCAGTTGCATTAGTTACAAGGCCCGTTTCTAGTGAATCCATGCTTATACCTGTATCCTGACCCACTTTATTCAATGTGTCTAAAAAAGCACCCGTATCATCTACAGACAATCCAAATGCAGAAATTGCTTTCTGTACTTGATCTATCGACTGATTAACATCAACGCCATTAATTTTTGCAAACTGCAAAAACCTATTTGATAGATTGTTTAATATCCCACCAGTTGCCCCAAATCGTGTATTGATCTCTCCAACGGCTGTGCCAACATCTTTAAATGAAAACTCTGTACTAGTTGCTATGAGTTCAACTGAATCTTGCAAATCTTTTAATGCACCACCTGTTGCTCCAGTTTTTTGGATAACTGTATCCATCCCATCATCAACTTGTTTCCAAGCTGCCATAGACGCAGTTGCAAGCCCAGCAATTGGAAGTGTCAGACTCTTAGTCATCTCATCACCGATAGGTTTAAGTGATTGGCTAATTCCACTCATTGCATTTGTAAATGAGCCTAGGAATGATTTTCCTGTATTTTTCCCAGCACTTTCACCTGCTTTTGGTGTTTCTTTTCCTAAAGCTTCAGAAATAGCATTCCCTATTCCTTCTGTAGTCGGAATAAGTCGCACATAGGCACTTGCTAATTCGATTCCATTTGCCATTATGCACCTCCATATCTAGACTTATTAAAGTCATCTACTGAAATATATGTTTTGCAAGTATCCTTTTTTGAACCCATCTCTTCTTTACGACCTAAAACTAGATCTACTAATCTAGTCGGCATCTCCATATTGCTGTTTCGTATCAAAAAATACTCAATCTCAGATAAGCGATCATGTATGCTCGGAAGCAATAAATAGTCAGAGATTTCTTGGATGCCTTGCATTTTCTTATAAATTCTTGATTTTGCCCCTAAGCCGAATACAAGAACTGCCACCTTTGTTGGTGGAAGGTCCTTATAGTTAAAAAGGTGATAAGTCTCTGCTAAATCGCAGGTCAACTCATCACCATATTTATTAACTATTTCGGCAAGGGCTATTAGTTTTTTCCGTTATTAATCGAAGACATGAAGCTCGATAATTCTTCACTCATCTTGGTAGCATGCACCACACCATCGTTAGATAGTGAGCGCACATGTTCTTTAAATGCGTGATATCCATCTTCTCCTAGTAAAATCTTCATAGCTGAGATAAGAGCAGTGGTATTTCCTTTATCCGCTTCTCCCCATAATTCAACTAATTCCCAGTTATCTAATGCACTGTCTTTTATTTCGATTTCAAAACCTGTTTTTGTTTTACCCTTCATTGTTTAATTCTCCTATGCAGTTGGCGCTTGATAGTAATCGTATGATGTATTGCCATTTGCATCGAGCATTGCGCTAAGTGTTACATCATAGCCGATTGCAGAATCTTTCTTGTATGACAAGTCGCCGAGTTCTGTAATCTTTGCATTAGGTACAACGATACGAGATAGTGTTCCATCCAGCATAACAGTATCAATAACCCATGCATTAGCAACTGGCTCTAATGCGTTATGTTTAACTGTCATTGATGCTGTTGTTGTTCCATCTAACTTACCTGTAACATTCTTTTCACCATAAACAGCCTTCTGCACAATATCGCTAAGTGTTTCAATCATCTTAAATTTAAACGATTCTTTATACTCCGTTTGAACAGTTGTTACTACACCACCGCCCCATTCTTTAATATCATTAGAGCTTCGTGATTGTGATCGCGTTAAACCATCCTCAGAAATGTATCCTACACCTTTAAATGCTGCATCTAAAGCAGTCTTTGCATCTGTAGGCAATGTAGTTCCAAGCGGAGCATAGTAGATAGCACCTGTTACCTTAGGGCTACTTGTTGATACATTTTTGGCTTTATTTGTATTTGCTTCTGCCATATTATTCCTCCATAAATTGTCTTGTTACAACAGAAAAAACCGCTTGATAGCGGTACTCTTTCGTTGAAATATTTGTAAAATTGTAATCGTTAATAAGACGTATAGACGATAGTCCTCGCACACTTGCATAGACCATTACCTTTTTAGTTTTCTCATTTAATTGAGCCGCCTTTAATAACGACGGTGCGTGTGATTTAATTGCAATCGTTGACGTTGTTACCCAGTCTTTGCTGGATGTTCCTGTTTTCTCAACTATCACATACTCATCAGGAGCGCTCTTAGGTCGCTCCATATAGGCTTTAATACCTTTGCTATTTAGCAGTTTAATAATTTCTGATTCGACCATATCTACCCCTGTGTACTTTTTAAAAGCGTATTGTTTTCTAGATTATCCTCTTTTGACTTATCGCTAGTGGCTTTGACAAGAGCTGTAACGCGCCCATCCTTTGATGAGTGCATTATTTTATACTCGTATCCTTCACCTGCTCTTGATACCTGCCTACGTGCCAGTTCTTCGATATAGCACTGCACTGCAGGACAACGAAGTAACTCACCTACGCCTTCTCTATTGATTTCTAGACGTTCTAAAACACCTTTACTCATAGCGCTCTACATAGTACTTATCATTCCAGCGTAGCGGAATCATCTTATCAATGCCCTTTTGAGGCAATGAGAACACATGCCAGCGATAACCATAAAACTCTACAATTGCATCATTCCATACATGTGTATCGCCCTTAGGAATACCAAGTTGGTACTGTGCTTTTTTTTCGTAGAGATTAGTGATATCAAGATTTTCTTGTGAACCTACTGGAGCGACAAGAACATCATCAACTTCTATCGGTTCACCATTGTCATAGAGTGGAGCATTAAACTCATCTACACCTGTCTGAACTTGTGGAATGATTTTAATAGTAATCCCCTTAATGGATGCCATATAGGTCCACCATTCCAAAGCGCTGGCGTGTTAGTCCCAAGCGCTTCAGGTCCTTCTTTAAAATAGACATTCCACCACCTGTATTCACATATGTTCCTGACCATGAATACCCTAGTGCTGATTGAGATTCTTGCGAAAGTGTACTAGCGTTATCGGATGATAACTGGTCTAAATATCGAGAGATAACATCTACAACTACAGACTTCACTACGTTTGGTAGTACTTCGCCCTTAGTAATCATTTCATCCAGGTCTTTTCCAACCCTCTTAGCCTCTTGTCGTAGTGAATCAGAAACAATTGGCAATAACGCCTCTACTTGTTCCTGTTCTGCATTTGATAGATGTTTCCAAATAGTATTGACATCATTTACGCTTGCTAGGTTTGTCATCCTTTACCACCTTCTTCTCTTTAGTAGTTACGGGAGACGGCTCTTCAACCGCCTCCCATACGTCACTAATTAAAACAGATGAAACATCAATCACACGTCCGTTTTTAATGTTTCTATACTGCATGATTAAGCTTTAGCAATCTTCTTGAAGGATGCAGTATCTAAGATGCCCCAACCGATGTATGCTTCAGCACGTAATACAATCTGATTGGTACGCTTTAGGTCACCCTGTCCATCTGGATCACCATACTCGATGATTTCGCATGGTACATTTTCAGTGTAGCCCCACTTAAATGCATTTTGGAAGTCACCGACAATGGCTAAGTCCTTAGATGTACCAAAGGATACTGTGTTGTTTACATCTGATGCCATGCCATAGAATGCTTCTGGATTCTGACCAAAACGGAACTCAGGATACTGTGCTACACCATTAACCTTAATCTTGGATAATGCAGCACTAAATGCTGGAGCCATTGCGATACCTGTTACAACGCCATCTTCACCTGTGATAGCCTGTACTGCAGTATCGATATCTTCATCTTCCTTACCTGCAGTTGTTGTAACTGTAGCAATTGTAGCCATATCAAAGTTCTTGGCAGCTAGACCAGATACAGCTGTCTTTGTAGAAGGATTAACACCATGGAAAGCACTGATGTCTAACGCACGTGCAATCTTAGCGGCAAATCCATCAGCAAATGCCTGTAAATAAGGAAGCTGCTGTTCTTCTGACATATTGACAAATTCATCTGTTAAGCGATGTTGATAAACAAACTTAACAGGGGTGATCGTTACAGGCTTAAAGCTAGCATCACCAGCAGGCTTATTTTCTCCTTCGCCCACGATAGATGCTTCGCCGTCCATTGCAAATACCATCTGTGTATTGCCTGCAAACGGAATAGGTGTTTGATTTGATAACTTAGCAAGGGATGAATGTCCCTTAGCTTTTGAAAATACTTCTGATACTAATTCTGCTGGAAATAGGTTTGTTGATTTTGTAATAGTTGCCATATTTTTTATTCTCCTTTAAGTGATTTTGCTAATGCTCTAACTGCAGCATTCTTTCCACCGTCATGCTTCTCTTCTTGATCAGCAAGCGGTACAATAGGCTTATTTTTGCCAATCAGTTTTACAAGAGATTCTGCATCTTTGCGAATATCATCTTCTGACTCTCCTGATAATCTTGACGCCATTTCATACGGTAGTCCTGTCTCATGAGCAATTCGCGTTTTTACCGAGGCGGTCTCGTAGCTCTTGATCTTACTGTCTCTTTCTGTAATTTGACGGTCGAAATCAGCGTACTTTTTAGCAGAAGATTCAGCTTCTTTTGTCAATGAAGCAATCTGCTTGTCATAATCTCCCTTAATCTTGGAAAGATCGTCAGGGCTTGTATATTCTTCGTATTTTTTCGCTAGCGTTTCACGCTCTCTCCCTAGTCTATCCTTGATTAGATTGTCTAACTGTTCTTGTGTTGTGATTGGTGTAAAATCTGCCATTTTATTAAGTCTCCTTTTCTCCTCTTCAATCCGTGAGGTATACGTAAGTGATGCTATCTAAAAAAGCGACTTAAAATAGTCGCCTTAATAGAATACTTTTTGTTAAACAATAAAATTTATCTTTAGCGATTACTTCTTTTGTTTCAGTGCTTGCATAAGCTATGCGAGCACTATTTTTTATTTTTGGACGCTTGCATAAGCTATGCAAGTGCCATTTTTTGCGTTTGGCCATTTGCATAAG